AAGATTCGTATCCAAGGCAACAACGCAGAGACGGTTGCCGCGTGGAACTTTGTGCTGCCTATCAACGCCGGAGATTACTTTGAGTTGATGTGGAGCACGGATGACACGCATTGCCAGATATTTGCCTCGGCAGCAAGCTCACCGGTCCCCTCGATCCCTTCTGTGATTCTTACTGTTACCGACAACATTTCTTAATATGGCAGTCACCGTCAAAAACATCATCCCGCCCAAGCAGGCCGAAGCCGCGCAGACTACGCAGTACACGGCAACGAACTGCAAGGCCATCATCGACAAATTCACGGTCACGAATACCAACACGGTGAACGTGACCTTTAGCGTGAATCTGGTGGCTTCCGGTGGATCTGCCGGTACGGCAAACTTGATTGTGAAGGCCCGTTCGATTGTGCCTGGGGAAACTTATCTTTGCCCTGAACTTGTGGGGCAGGTGCTTGAGTCCGGCGGCTTCATCTCGACGCTGGCCGGTACAGCCACTTCACTCACTATCACTGCATCTGGGAGGGAAGTAACGTAGTATGATCGCTGAAAGCGTCATCACATTTCAACGAGAACGCTTTACGGAACGACTCGAAGAAGAATTGCTTCCGCTGGCACAGGAGCATAATCAAGAAATTGGTGGTGTAATTTCTGATGTAAGCGTTCGTGTTCCCAAGGAAATGTATGAGCATCTTGATGCAAATGATCTGCTCAGGATTTACACGGTTAGAGAAAACGGAGAGCTGAAGGGCTATAATATTTTTGCAGTCATACTGCATCCTGAATATGCTCATTTTACCGCTCAACATGACGCAATGTTTGTGCATCCGAGCGTAAGAAGTGGCTTTAATTCCATTCGCTTTTTGCGCTGGTGTGATGAGCAATTAAAGGAAGATGGTGTTCTTTTTGTAACTCAGAATGTAACTGTCGAGAAAGACTATAGCGCAATTCTAAAAAGACTTGGCTACAAGCCTTCCGAAACCATTTACATGAAACGACTTAACTGAATATGGCAATTGGAACAGCAGCAGCAATTTTAGGGGCCGGCGCAATTGCAGGTGGCGCTAGTCTTTTGGGAGCAAGCAAAACATCATCTGCTGCTAGCTCGGCGGCTAACACTCAGGCAGCAGCACAGGGGCAAGCTGTCGAAGAGCAACGCCGGCAGTTTGATGCCATCCAAGCTCTTTTGAAGCCTTATATCGAAGCTGGAAAGCCTGATTTAACACAGCCGTACATCCAAGCTGGACCCGGTGCTCTTCAAGGGATGCAGGGGCTTGCTGGACTTCGAGGCAATGCAGAGCAGCAAGCAGCAATTGAACAGATCAAACAGTCCGCCCAGTTTCAAGAACTCGCAAAGCAAGGCGAACAAGGCATTCTCCAGAACGCATCAGCAACCGGAGGACTTCGCGGCGGCAACGTGCAAGCGGCACTCTCGCAGTTCCGTCCTGCGCTCTTGAATCAGCTCATTGAGTCTCAGTATGGCAAGCTTGCAGGGCTTACAAGCCTTGGATCGACCTCTGCTCAGAATCTGCTTGGCGTTGGACAAGCCTCGGCGGCAGGCACAGCGGCAGCAGGACAGCAATCAGCACAGAACATCGGAAATCTGATGGTGGGCCAAGGCGCCGCGCAGGCTGCTGGGCAGATTGGCGCAGCCAATGCCTACGCTCAAGGAGCAGGGGGTATTGCCAATGCCGCGCAAGGTGGAGTGCAAAACTACATGCTGATGCAGGCGATCAATAAGGGTGGAGGCGGTGGTTTGTTTGGAAGCACAACAAACTTCTCTAAGCCAGTAGGAGGTTTTGAGCAGACATTTGGAGTAGGAGCCTCTCCAGAAGATTAATTTTTATGGCCGGACAATACGACTACAGCATCAATATCCCACAGCCTCCGGCGCAGAACTTTCTCCAGAGTCTGTCTGGGATCATGCAGATCCGAAACATGCAGGATCAGGCGGAGCTTGCGAAGCAGCAGGCTGCCATTCAGCAGCAGCAAGCTACGTTTCAGCAGCAGATGCAGCCGCTGGAAATGGATAGAGCTAAGGCTGCAATTGACGCGGCTAGGGCCTCTGCTGGGCTTACTGGTGTTCAGGCTGACGCTGCAAGGGAGAATTTAACTGCTCTTAAAGAAAGAAACGCACTTGTTAAATCCTATCAGAACAAGGCGTTTGAAATGGCAAAAGATCCAACGTCTTGGACTCCTGATAGCCTCAAAAGCCTCCAAATGATGGCTGTTGCCGTTGACCCGCAGGGCGTTGATTCGATTTCCAAATTTTCGGAGAAAGTGCCTTCCGCAATTCCATTGTTATCAGATGCCGCAACCTACGTCTCTCTTGCTGCAAACTCTGGAAAGCCAGGGCTTATTGTTCCAAAGCTGGAGCAATATGTTTCCGCTGTACAAGAAAAAGTTGACGCAAATCCAAACGACAAGGTTGCAAAGATTCAACTTGAGTTTTTGAAAACAAATTTAGCCACAGCAATAATTGATCCGAATGCTGCTGGGCTTGAAGCGTTATCCTTTTTGGCAAGCGCAAACGACAAGGGATATGATAATGTTCTAAAAGGCATTAAGCAGCCTGTTGAAATAGCGGAAATTGAAGCTCGCACAAAATCAACAAAACAAGAAAAGCAAGTTGACGAAGAAAAGCGTGCGTTAGATCTCGAAAAAGAAAGGCTTCAGATTCAAAAACTTCAGCAAGAAATAGACGCAGCGCGTGATGCTGATGTTAAAAAATTTGCATCTGAAAACAAAGAAGGATACAAAGCGCAAGAGCAGGCCAACAGTCAAGCATTGCAGGCACAAAAAGCACGAGACATATTACAAACAATTGATTCTGTGAAAGATCAATTGCCTAAAAATATCGGTGAGTATCTTTTGCAAGATATAAAAGACAGAGTTCCGGCTTGGTCAAATGACATTTCCTTTTTAAGGACTCAATATAAATCGCTGATTGCTCCAGAAGCAAAAAAGAATCTTCCTCCAGGGGCAGCTTCAGATGCTGATATGAAACTGGCTAGAGAGGGAATAATGAACGCAAGTGCTAATCCTAAACAGCTTAGGAAAGCAGTGGAAATAATTGTTAGAGAATCTGAAAATCAGGCAAAATATACTGAGGCAAGATTAGCGTGGATGTCTAAAAACAAAGGCAGCGTTGGAAGTGCAGTAAGAGACTTAAATGTATTTGGGTCAAATGTTCCAAAGGGCACTTCACTTAACGCTTGGTGGAGTAAGGTTGGAAAGAATCTCGATCCATACGCCATGCCATCTGAGACTTCTTCTGCAACTGGTGGATCACCATCTGATGTAATGGATGCTCTGAAAAGAGCTGGAATTGTACAATAATGGCTACTCTTGAAGAACTTTACGAAGGAGTGCGCCGTCTTGATAAGATGGGCGATACAGAAGGAGTTCGCGTTTTAGGGCAAGAGATTTTGCGCATGCAATCTCAGCAGGCTCAACCTGCTGCTGCTGAATCTCCCGTTGAGCGTCCAAATTTGCTAGTGACGCCTATCGAATACCAAGGCCGTCCTCCTGAGCAGGTAGGCGCTACTCTTGGCGACCTAGTGCCCCCTCCTGAACTGGCTGCTGATCTGTTGAAAGTAAAGTCACCGCAGGGCGGAGCGCCAACCGAATCAAATGTTCAGGCTATTACTGAACAAATTCAAAAGACTGGGTCGATTCGCGATGTGCTCAACAAGGAAGTGGCTTCCGGTGCTCTTGATCCAAAGGCGACGCTGGATTCACAGCAGTACCCGGTGCTGGCTCCTATTTGGGAACAGTACAAGCAAGAGATGGAGCCTTCGATGCTGGGGGCGGCAACGCGGGGCGCAGTAAGCCAATTAGGTCCAACAGCCGGAGGATTAGTTGGTGGAGCGGCAGGGTCGATGCTTGGTGGAGTGGGGGCAATTGGAGGCGGAATTGCTGGCAGTGTTGCTGGTGGAGCACTCCAACAAGGAATCATGTCTGAATTTCAGACTCCTCAAGAGCAGCAGGCAGCACAAGCGCAAGCGGCTTTTGATGAGGCTCGCGCCAAAGGATCTCGAGCCATAGGTGAGGTGCTGCCAATGGCGGCTACATTAAGACCGGCCATTGGCACAATTCAGCGAGCATTTGCTGGTGATGCTGGCGCAATCGCGCAGGTTGCTATTGGATCGGCTCTTGGGGCTGCCATTCCAGCAGCTTTTGGAGGAGGCACAGAACGCGCTGTTGTTGGCGCTGTTACTGGCGGAGCACTGCAACCTCGTCAGATGACTGGGGCATTAATGCAGCGTCCAATTCGCGCTGAAGCCAAGGCGCAGCAGGTTGCCGGTAATGTCATTAGACAGTACGCTACCGAGGCTGGGGGAATCCCAGAGGCTCTTGCTATGCGTGTGGAAGGTGCTCCAAGCAGGCTGACTGGTGGTAACGTCACCCCGTTTACAACCGAGATTTCAGGCAATGAAGGATTGATTTCTCTTGGGAATGCGCTGGCAAACTTGAACTCTTCTCTGCGGCAGGTTCGAGCCGAATCAAGAGGCGCAATATCAAAAAATATTGGGGCAGCACTGCAAGAACGCGGAGCTTCTTTTGAGCAGGCCGAGCAATTTTTTGCGCAGCAAAATCAAACTCTTTTGAATGACGCCCAGAAAGCCGCTGATGCTTTCATCCAAGCCGGAGATCAGCAGGCCGCAAAAATCATTTCTGACTCGCTCTCAAAATCACAAGCCGCCCGGACTGGAGCGGAAGCTGTTGTCAGCACGGCAGAAGGCATGCTGGAGCGCACGCAGCAGGCGCTTGAAGCTGCCAGGGCAAAGCTATCAGCGCGGGGTGGAGTAAAAAACCAAGCCAGCGTTACCGCCAAGACTGTTCTTAATGAAGAGCGCGATATTGAAAAAGCAGCCGTCAATAAGCTGTACGATGATGTAAAAGTTGCAGGTTTAAAGTCTACGGCACAAAACACATATCAAGCGGCACTTGAAGCCAAGGGAGCTAAAGGCGCTGGGCTGTGGGGGGATCTTCCTGATCCAATCCAAAGGATCATTACAACTTTAGAGCCACCCAAAAAAGGGGCAAAGCCAGAAGTCAGCGTCCAAGATTTAATGGCTGGCATCAGGACGCTGAATGGAAAAATTAGGTCTTCTGTTGATCCCAATGAGCAGCGCATCCTTACAATGGTCAAGGACGGCATGGATGCTGACATTCAAGCTCTTGGAAAGGCGCATTCTGATCTTGCCGTGGCAAATGCCGCTTACAGTTCGTATGCTTCTCGATATAAGGACCGAGCGGCCAAGGGAGTGTTTAACAAGTTTGGCGGCACAGAAGACTCCAAGACAATTGACGCTTTTCTTGGTGGATCAATCGAGTCAGTTCGACAGCTAAAAGACGCACTCAAGAACAGAGCCGAGGGCACGCAGGCTGTTCAGGACTGGATTGTAAACGACCTTGCCAGCAGCGTTGGTGAAAGCGCAACACCGGCTAAGATTAACGCATGGCTATCCAAACGGAATGTCGAGGGCTGGCTCAAAGAGTTTCCTGAATCTATCCCAACAATCAATGCTTACTTGCAGGATGTCAGTAAGGCTACTGAGGCCGTAGGCGCCATTGGTGCGGCAGTTCGCACAGCCAAGCAGCAGCTTCAGGGCGTCAAGGTTGAGCCTATTGCAAGACAAGATGCCACAATTGTTCGCGAAGCTGCAAAACGGGCGGCATCAGCTCAGGTAAAGCAGGCTCAAGAAACTGTTGCAAGCAACGCAACAACTAAAGTAATTGGCAAAGAGCCAGTCACGGCAATTACTTCCGTGATGGAATCTGGAAACCCGGCTAAAGCCGCAAAAGAACTTAGTGACTTGGCTGCTACAGACAAGACCGGCAAAGCTACTGAGGGACTAAAAAATGCTGTGAGGCAGTACATGGATGAGCAGCGCGTGCGTTTTGGTGAAGTGGTATCTACACTGGAAGATCCAACGGCAACAGTGACACTTGATCAGCTTGCAACTTCTTACGCTGGACTCAACAAAATGCTGACAGCCGGAACACAAGAGCGTCAGGTGCTTGAACAAATTCTTGGAAAAAAGAGTCCAGAGTTGAACATGATGGATGTATACCGAGGACAGCTTGAAACAATGGAACGTTTTCGCAGGGCTTCCGCAGGGCAATCTGTCACCAGCTTAAACGCTGCTTTAAAAGAAGAGTTTAACGACAAGATGGCCAATAACGTCCTTGGTTTTTTGGGAAAAATTGCCTACAAAACCATGCCAGAAGGAATGCGACATGGGGCAACTGGAACAGCCATGCGATCGCTTAGTGAACTTACATCAAAGCTGTCTTGGTCTGGTGATCCATCAGGTAGAGCTAGGGCTATTATGGTCGAGGCCATGACGGATAAAAAACTAATGGCTCAACTTTTACGTCCTCTTGATAAAAATAACCTGCCAGAAGCCAAGGCTTTTGTTAAAACCTACCTTGTGCCACAGGTTCCAAACCAACCCAAACAGGAGTCCAAGTAATGTCCTCTTCCATCGTCTCACCTTTTCCCGTATTCAACGACCTTGACGGCACGCCGCTTGAGGCCGGCTACATCTACATCGGGACGGCCAATCTGAACCCAGAGGTGTCTCCTATCAGCGTGTTCTGGGATGCGGCGCGAACTGTGCCAGCGGCTCAGCCGATCCGCACCATCGGCGGCTACGCCAGCCGCAACGGCAGCCCTGGCAACCTGTACGTTAACTCCGATACCTACAGCATCACGGTTCGCAACCGGAATCAGGTCTTTGTGTTTGCGGCGTTCAACCAGTCTGATGCACCGACTGCAGTGTTTAACGTCGCGCAGCAGGTCATCACGGCCACAGCGCAGCAGGTCACGTTTACGCTGACGACCTTCACCTATCTGCCGGGGACGGACACTCTCGAAGTCTACCGCAACGGCCTGCATCTCACGGTCAATGTGGACTACATTGAATCCAACAGCTCCACGGTGACGCTGACGACTCCGGCCGCCGCTGAGGATGAGTTCATGTTTCGTGGGGGAACGGTCATAACCGGCAACCAGACACCTGGGTCGAACGTCTCGTTCCTGCAAGCCGGCACAGGTGCAATCACGCGGAACATGCAAGACAAGGCTCGTGAGAGCGTGTCTGTGTTGGACTTTGGAGCGGTGGGGGACGGGGTGGCTGATGATACGGCGGCTATTCAGGCGGCAATAAACGCATCAACAGGCAAGCAGCTAGTGCTTCCAAGCGGAAATTACAAAATTAGCGGCACATTGGTAGTAATGGCCGGTATTTACATTGTGGGACAAGGCCAAGTTGAAATTGTTCAGTCAGTTGCAAACACTACTGCACTTAGAGTTGGAGATGGAACACTTGCAAATAGGCCGGGCGATATTCTGATTGAAAATCTGACATTCACTACAAGTGTCGCCTCAAACTGGACGAGTGCTTATGTTATTGATCTGAATTGCTCTTATTTCGTTGAGCTAAAAGGACTGGATATTTACGGATTTACTGGAGCATCTCCTAGGTTTTTTGGAGGGATTAGGATATTTAAGTCGATGCGAGTCAAAGCAGAGAGGTGCTTTGTCCGTGGTTTGATATCTGGTGGAAATTGTGTTTACACGCTTGGAGAGACTGGATCAGCCAATCATTGCTCAGACATTACGCTTGAAAGTTGTTACTTTGATTCGTTCTCTGGAAATGGTGTTTACTTTGATGACTACACACTTGGCACGTTTTTGTACAACCAAGTTATGGTGTCATCTACTGGCACATCGCTTATTACTTACGACATTGCCTCTCCAGAAAACTCAAATCATGTTGTGTATGGATTTAATGCAGAGGGGACAGGAACTGTTGATGGCATAGTAATTAACTCTGGCAGAACTATTCAGATTCAAAATGCGTGGTTCTCTGCTGGGGTTGGAAAAAATGCTATAAGCGTTGGAGTTGCTGGTATTGGAGTTCAGTTACAAGGAATTTGGACAACTGAAGGCAGATGGAACATCTCTGGAAAGGCAGTGCGGATTAGTGACTGCTACATTGGAAGCCTGTCTGGAGATTCTGCATACGCACTTACAATCAATGGGACATCTGGAAATGCCGAAATTGTTGATGTCTGCAACACAACCATTGACCAGTTTACTTTGGGTGGAATCAATTTAGTAAATGCTCCAAATCGAGTTTCGATTGTTGGAGTTAGATTTCAGGATATAACTGGAATAAGCATAAGTGGCGCTGCATATGCTGGAGGACTTGGTCCTATCGTTGAGGGCGTGTCTAGTAATGCACAAAATCTTAGTGGATTTATCAAGCCAGCTACGTCTTCAATTTTGTTTGAATACGGCAGAGAAGTGTTTCAAGTAACAGGCGCAACTCCGATTCAAAATATCACTTTACAGCATCCCGGAAGACGCTTGTATCTACAGGCCGGAACTGGCGGCTTCTCGTTTACATCAGGAGGAAACATTCAGTACAACACAGCATCTGTTTCTGCATTTGACCTAGTGGAATTGGTTTGTGTTGGGGATGCTTGGTACGAAATCGGAAAATAACACTATGAGCAGCAAATCTTTTCAAAACGCATCAAAGCTAAACGGCATCGTCTCAGTGCTCCAGTTCGGGGCGGTGGGGGACGGGGTAGCTGATGATACTGCGGCGATTCAAACTTTTTTCAATTCATTCACAAATGGAGGAAGTGGATTTATTCCTGCTGGGACGTACAAGATAACGTCTCCTTTGACGCTGACAATCAACCCCGGAGGATTCTCGATTGAAGGAGCAGGTGCAAATGCAACCATCTTTGCTGCTGCTGCTACATTTTCTTCTACCAGTCCTGTGTTGAGCATTGTTACAGCAGGAACTCCTGCTGGTTTCAGTATCGGAAAACTCGCCGTTCAAAATGCAGGATCATCTGCATTGACTGGATTTAGGTTCGGAAACGAAAGCTCTTCTGCTGACGTAATTGTTGGCTATCAGTTTTCGGAAGTTTACGATTTGTACTGCACTGGATTTGCCACCTTGTTTGACATTGTACATGCAAGGCAATTGTCGTTCAGCAGGATTGCAGGCTGGAATCCGAGTTTTGCAACAGCAAACACTTGCTTGAAGATTCGCCAAAACGGAAAGTTTTGTGCTGACTTAAGGTTTGAAGATTGCCAGTTTGTTTCTTCAAAAAACACCGGGAACTCGTGTGTTTCCATTTTGTCAAATGTTGGTCCTTACAGTCCGCTCAATGGGAATGGGTCGTGCGCTGGAATTAAATTCCGTTCCTGTGATTTTTATGCAGGAGAAAAGGCAATCAATCTTTACGCATCTAATTCAGCTTGGATTAGTGATGTCTGGTTTGTCGATGGTTGCCAGATTGACCAAGAGGTTGCAAATTGCATTTATGTGGAGTCTGATGGTGCATCTACGCTTATTGAAGATTTGCACATTTCAGGGATGTACTTTAATAAGGCAACATCTCCTCAAATAAATTTTGTCAGCACTAATCCAACAATGGGTGTTGGAGGTCAAATTAAAAGCGCGTTTATTGAAACATGTGTATTTTTTCAAGGGCAATCAACTGGAGTTAGCGTAGATGGTCTTGCCTGCAGTGATTTCCACATTTTTGACAACACGTTTATTGACCAAAATGTGCCAGTTGGGCGTTGTATTCAAATAAATGACGCATCAAGCGTTAATGTCAGTTTCAATAGAAATAGAAGAGGCATTAACAATTGGTACGCGGCTTGGCTCATCACGTTTTCTGGAACAGCATCAAAGTTTGTTGCAATTGGGAATGATGCGGCTGGAGTTGTTTCTACTGCCGTAATTCAAGATCTTACTGGAGATGTTCAGAAGATCATTGAAAACAATATGGGACTTAATCCAATTGGAGACGCGGTGATGACTGTTGGCGCTTCTCCGTTTTCTTACAAAAACACAACTGGATGGACAGAGCTTGTATATGTTCAAGGTGGCACTGTTTCACTGGTTCAGATCAATGGATTTACTGTTGCTTACACGGCAACCGGACAAGTCTACACTGTGCCAACTGGTTCAACCATTGTGGTGACATACACTGTTGCCCCGGCAATGTACAAAAGGGGGGCCTAGTATGAACCACCTCGCCCACCCAGTCATCGCCCTCGTCCTGCAAGCCATCATCGGCCTTGCCAGCGGTGACTGGTGGGTGGGTGCCGCTGCTGGTTCGTTTTATTTCGTCGGCCGCGAGTACGCTCAGGCTGAGTATCGCAATATCGAGCAGAACTACAACGGCTATCGCCGGAACATGCCGTACTTCGGCGGACTCGAGTCGCGGGCGTGGACACTGAAGGGGTTGCTAGACTTCATTCTGCCTTCCATTGCTGTGGTTGCTGTAGCACTCTTGAAATCATGGATTGGCTAGGCAAAATAATACCAACAATCGCTACCTGCCTCGGGGGGCCGCTCGGTGGAGTCGCCGTTGAGGCCGTGGGCTCCGCTCTTGGTTTAAGCGACAAGACAAAAGCTAGCGTAGAGAAGGCGCTAGCCAGCAACAGCCTAACGCCGGAGCAGATTGCCTCCTTGCAGGCCGCTGACACCGCGCTTAAGCAAAGGCTAGCAGAACTTGGCATAGAGGCCGAGAAGCTGGGGGTACAAGACCGAGCTGATGCCCGCGCCATGCAGGTTGCAACCAATTCGCGAGTGCCTGCAATTTTGGCCCTTACCTTGGTGGGAACTTTTTTGACAATCATCTGTTGCCTCCTTACGGGAGACATGAAGCTGTGGGACAATCAAACCCTCACCATGCTGCTGGGCCAGCTTACCGGGGCTGTGACTGCGGTGACTGCCTACTATTACGGGGCTAGCCATAAGGAGACGAAACCATGAATCTAAAAGATGCCGGCATTGACGCAGGATTAGCAATTGCTGGCCTTTTTGGAGCGTTGCTAACGACCTCAGCGCGAGCCGAAAAACAAACAATTTGGCAGTCGGCTATTTCCATTCTTGGGGGGGCAGCATCTGCTAATTATTTAACGCCACTGGCTTTGCGGTGGATAAATGTGGAAAACGGATCTGAGTTTCAGTATGCCACCGCATTTTTAATTGGGGTATCTGGTCTTAGAGTTGTCGAGCGCATCGTTTCAAAATATGTGGACGCCCAACATCCTCCTCAACGCCGCCGCTAACATTTGCACAGCTAGCGCCGTTTATTTCTTGCTCTGGCGCATCTGGTTAGATAAAAGCCAAAAGATTCACGACAATCCAACGCTTTGCTTTATTCGCAAAGCTGGGCTATGCGTAACGATTTGTTCGGCAGTTGGCAATATTATCACGGCGCAAGATCCGCTTCCCAGTGAGACTCTTATGTCGTTTGCAGTGGCGGCTAATTTTGTATCGGTAGCACTGCTTTTTCAAATTCCAAAAAAATCAAGCAAACCAAAGCCGCAAAAGACAATGCAACGCAAAAGGCAAGCGACCTAAAGATCGCCCAATCCAGCAAAATTACAATGAACGCAGTTCAACCCCTTCTTCAGTTTCAATCCCAGCTCAAATTGTGGCATTGGATGACCAAATCATTCGCCCAGCATGAGGCGTTTGGAGATGCTTACGAGGCTCTTAGTGAGCAGATTGACGAGTTTATTGAAGTCTTTTTTGGTCGTTATGGGCGCGAGGCTCTCAAGGATGTGAATCTTGGCTTAAAGGCTTCCGTGGAGGATTCTACCATTATCACGATCCTGACTGGCATGAGGAACTATCTGGCTGGCATGGACAAGGATCTCAAGGGAGCCACCGATCTACTTGCTCTGCGCGACGACATGCTTGGAGAGGTAAACCATCTTGTCTACCGCTTAAGCCTTGTTTAAGGCGCTATTTTTTTCACAATAAAAAACAACATGAACCTAAACAACAAAGGCTTACAATTCATCATCGACCAAGAAACCGGAGGGGAGAACGAGTACAATCGTCACCCCGAATGGCCAGGCGAAGCATCTGGGATCACCATCGGAATCGGCTATGATCTGGGCTACAATGACCCTGCAAGTATCAGTCGCGACTGGAGCGAGCACTTTGATCGCATTGATCTGGCGAGATTTGTTGCGGTGTCCGGCCTGAAAGGTCAAGACGCACATGCCAAGTTGCCTTTTCTCAAGGACATAACCATTCAATGGAGCGCAGCACTTGATGTGTTCAAGGAGGTAACTGTCCCCAAGTTCTACTTGCATATGTTGCGCATCTATCCGCAGGCTGATGAACTTGAGCCAGAACAAACCGCTGCGCTTCTGTCACTTGTGTTTAACCGTGGTAACTCACTTAACGGTGATCGCCGCAAGGAAATGGTTGAAATTAAAGAGGCGCTTGCAAAAGGTAATCTCGACAAGGTGCCAGAATTATTTCGTGAAATGAAACGATTGTGGCCTAATACATTAGGACTTCGACTTCGCCGAGATCGAGAGGCGGAGTTGTTTGAAACTGCATGAACATTACCCGCAAATGGCGGCGATGGATGGCTGTAGGATGCTCGCACGGGCATCTCGCGGACCAGGCTTTATTGCGTCAGGTACTGGCGTTTAAGGCGCGATTTCAGCCATCACTTACCATTCATTTAGGTGATGCGCTGGACTTAGCCTGCCTTAGGTCCGGAAGTCAGGGCACCTCGGACGAGGGGTGCGATCCTGAAGGTGATCTCAACGACGGGCTGGCGTTTCTGTCGCAGCTACAGCCGCAAGTTTACCTGCTCGGAAACCACGAGGCTCGACTGCGCCATCTCATGAACTCGCCTAAGGCCATTGTTTCGGCGTTGGCGTGCAGGGTTTACCAACAGATTCAAGATCGAGCTAAAGAGCTAAAATGCAAAGTGATAGACTACAATTTCCAACACGGGTGGTATCCATTTGGGGATGCCCTCGCCGGACATGGGTACATGATCAACGAGGCCGCCGTGCGCGATCACGCCGAGGCGATTTGCACGGGAACCCACAACAAAGTGATCATTGCTCACTTGCATCGAGTAACGCAGGCCGAGGGGCGCAATCGAGCGCATCCAACGGGCTACTGCGTAGGCTGGCTAGGTGACCCAAAATTAACGACTTACGCAGCAAACAGACGCGCAACGACCTCATGGTCACGAGGTTTTGCGTGGGGAGAATTTACCGATAACGAAACACAAGTATGGCTAGCAAAAGAGACAAAATCACAAACATTTCGGCTCCCGCTGTAAACTGGCTTACCGCTCTGGCTGAGGAGCTTAACGTAAGTTTTCCGCCCGAGGGACAAGGATGGGCCACTATGGCGCAAATTGTAGAAGCAACCGGGCGAGATCATCAATGCGTTAGGCTTTTGCTAAAGCGCCGAAACGCGGAAATGCGTAAATTTAAAGCAGTTAACGCAGGCGGCAGAGTGATTGTTTCGCCACATTATCGACTTACTGCCGAGTAAAAAATAAGGCTTTTCAGTGCGTGCAATCTAGGGTTAGGTGACCGCCCTATGATCAAAATGAACGGCACTGAATTGCACTGGACACCGCGTAATTACACCAACGGGCCTATGTGTAAAACTTTAGACTATAAAAGCTTAGGTGACATTGTCTTACGGGCAATTGCTGACGGCAGGATCACGAGGCCAACAGGGACGCCTCAGTTTAACATTGTAAAACCTCCAAAGGTTCAAGAATGCGCGGTCTGCGGGATTAATTTTGAACAGCCAGAAACTGGGAAACGCACTACCTGTGGCGTTGAGTGTAAAGGCGTGCTAATTCAACGCTTACAGTTGACGCGCAAGCGGTTAACATTTGTTTGCGAGGAATGCTCGACGCCGTTTGATTCAGTGAAGAAAGATGCGCGGTTTTGTTCAACTCCGTGTAACAATAAGGCTGCAAAGCGCAAACAGAAAGCACGTAAACGCAGCGACTTAGCAGGGGTGCAAAAATAATTACGTTTTTTATTGCACGCACAAATAGCGCAGGATAGACCTGTTCTCGCCATGACAACAACACCGCAAATGGATGTTAGTGGAGTGGTGAGGAAGTTTGGAGGCCGAGCGATGCTGTACAGGAAACTGTGCCTCGCAAAGATCCAAATCTCGCATCGCACCATCGACAACTGGATCTACCATGGGCTTATCCCCATGCAACGGTTCATACAACTAATAGCCCTAGCGAAAGTTGAGGGCATAAAACTAAAACTGGAAGACTACATAAAATGAAAACCATAAGTGAAATAACAAAAGAAATAGACACAGCCAAATACTTGGTTGCGTATTACAAGGAAAATCAACGTCAACTTGAAGCAGAGTTAATTGCAAGGGTGTCCGAGCAATTTACTGGAGAAATGACTGCCCGCAAAAAAACTCATGGCTCTATTTCCAAAGAGATTGATGGCGTCAAGCTGTCATGGGAAGTAAAGCAGACCGTGTCTTGGGATCAAGAAAAGCTCCGTGCCATTAAAGAGGCACTGCCACTTGAAATGGGTGAGCGGCTTATTACGACCAAGCTGTCGGTATCGGAGGCCATGTTTAAGAACCAAACCGATGATGCGTTGATCGACGCGCTGATCGATGCCAGAATCACAATGCTATCCGAGCCATGTGTGAAGATCTCCAAATAGCTGCCCTAAGTGTTGCTCTTGGTTGGATGCTGTACCAAATTCTGAAAGACTAAAAATGTTAAAATTCACAAAAGCTGATGACCGCTTGAAAGCGGCACGGAACAAAATAACAATGTGTATTTTTGGCCCTGCTGGGGCTGGAAAAACCACGCAAGCCCGGACACTTGATCCGAAAAAGACTCTATTCTTGGATTTCGAGGCCGGCACACTGGCCCTTGGAAAGGACTGGGCCAAAGACAACGTGTTCGATGTCCGAGGAGTAGCAGGCACCGCGGGGTGCCATCCATGGGAGTTGGCGCGGGCTGCCGCGCTTTACATTGGTGGGCCGGACCCATCCGATACGAACGGTTCGTACAGTAAAGCCATGTACGATCAAGTCTGCGGCATGTTCGGTGATCCCAAGGAACTCGACCAGTACGACACGGTGTTCGTGGACTCGATTACCGTGGCGGCACGCGAGTGTTTCAAGTGGGCGCAAGTCCAGCCAGAGGCCATGAGTGAGCGCACTGGCAAGCCTGACATGCGTGGAGCTTATGGCCTGCTGGGCCGTGAGATGATGCGGTGGATCACTCACCTACAGCATGCTACCAAAAGCATTGTGATGGTGGGCATTTTAAACCGTGATGAAGACGAGCTGAAGCGAGTCTTCTGGGAACCACAGATCGAAGGCTCTAAGACCGGCAGGGAACTGCCGGGAGTCTTCGACGAGGTGCTGACTCTGTCTAACCTCAAAGCTGAGGACGGAAGCCTGTATCGGGCTTTCGTCTGCCATGAACAGAATCCTTTTGGCTTTCCGGCCAAAGACCGCTCCGGTTGCCTCGACATGGTCGAGGAGCCTAACCTAGCCAAGATCATCGCGAAGATTCGCGCTGGCAAACGTATCGACAATCTCCAAACCACAATCCCAACTAAATCCGAATAATATGTCATTCTTTTCACCTGAAACATCAAACACCGGCAGCAGCTCGATTGAACTGATTCCTGCCGGGACAATCGCCAAAGTCGTCATCATCGTCCGTGACATTAAGCACAGCCAGTCCACTGGGGCCAAATACTTGGATTTGGAGCTGGTAGTGGACGGCGGCAAGTACGACCGTCGCCGCATCTTCTCGGTCATTTGTGACCCGTGGGATTCCGCGACATCTCAGAAGGCCAAGGAGATGGCCGTTGGCGGCATCACGCGAATCATGGAGTCGATTGGCGTTTTCAACGCTGCTAACCCAGAGACTTACAACGCATTCAACAACGCCGGTATCCAAGATGTCGCCGAGGCCATGAACACGAAGTCTTTGCACATTGTGATTGGAATCCAGAAGGGCAAGGATGGCCGCGCTGACAAGAACGAGGTCAAAGAGTGGACTTCGCCAAATCCTAAGAGCAACGGATACAAGTCGTATCAGTTGGCGCAGTCTGGAGCCGAGTCTATTGGTGGAGCAGGGGCTTCAACAGCGGAGCCAACTATCAATAAGCCCGCATCGCCCGCACTAGGTACGGTAAAGCCGCCCTGGATGAAGTAGGTTAATATCTTTTGAGTTGGTTCTTACAAAAAGAAACTAGCCAACCCAAAAGATTGCAGTTATCAATCTCCCCGTGCCATTCACGGGGCACACGCGACAGGCCATGCTATGCAGGGAGATCCTGCGGGAAGGTTAGTTATCATACCTTGTGAAACAGCCGTCGCGGTTTACTAAAAAAATGATTCTCAGACCACGACAAAAATTATTTGTAGAGAAATGCCATCAGGCACTTGATCAGTACGGCGCCGCTCTCGGAGTAGCGCCAACCGGAGCAGGCAAAACTGTTATGCTGTCCGCAGCCGCCTCACGGTACAAGCGGACGTTGATACTTCAGCACCGGGATGAGTTGGTTTCCCAGAATCGGAAGACGTTCTCGGCGGTAAACCCGCGCATGAGAAGTGACTTATTCACGGCAGATCGCAAGAACTGGGGAGTAAATGCAACATTTGGCATGGTTCAGACGCTTGTAAAAGAGCGAAATCTTGCAACAATGCCGAGTGATCTTGACCTGCTGGTAGTTGATGAAGCGCACCATGTGGCGGCGTCGTCGTATCTGCGCATCATTGAGGAGTTCCGCGACCGGAATCCCAGCGGGCACATCCTAGGGCTAACAGCTACGCCGCAGCGGTCCGATAGGAAGGCTCTCATTTCAGTCTTCCCAACGGTGGCGGACATCATTCAGCTTGGAGAATTGGTGCAAGGCGGATTTCTCGTGAAGCCCAGAGGGATCGTGATGGATCTGGGGCTAAAGGCGGAGCTGGATCGAATCCCCAAGATGAGCGACTTTGACATGGACGAGGTTGCCGAGGTCATGGACAAGAGTCCGCTGAACGACCGGATCGTCAAAGAGTGGAAGGCACAGGCCGGCAAACGCCAGACCGTAGTGTTTACCGCCACCGTGGCTCACGCTGAGCACTTGTGCGAAGCTTTTGTTGAGGGCGGCATCAAGGCTGTTGTAGTGCACGGCGAAATGGCTGGCGCGGATCGGGCCGCAACACTAAAGGCATTCGACGAAGGCCGGTATCAAGTGATACTGAACGTGGCCGTGCTAACCGAGGGCTGGGACTGTCAGCCGGTGTCCTGTGTAGTCCTCGTGAGGCCATGTTCAAGCAAAAGCGTTATGCTCCAGATGGTTGGGCGCGGCCTCCGTAAGCTGGACCCTGAGCGGTATGCCGGCCAGACCAAGAGCGACTGTCTAATCATGGACTTCGGCTACAGCCTGGTGACGCATGGCAATCTGGACACTGAAATTCGGCTTAATCCAATTCAAAAAGAAGGAGAAGCTCCAACAAAAAAATGCCCGAATTGTAACGCTGAAATACCAATAAATGTCACAGTTTGTCCAATTTGTGACTTTGAATTTGAAGGCAAAGAGGAAAAACGTGGCGTTCTCGAGGAGTTCCGGATGACTGAGGTGGAGCTAATAGATGCCTCACCGTTTCAGTGGGAGTCTATGTTTGATGGCCTTGTACTGATAGCCAACGGGATGCAGGCATGGGCAGCGGTGATTTCTTTTGGCGGATGCTTCTGGGCCGTGGGGGCTGTCGAAGGGCAGCGTCTTCAGAAGCTCGACGTAAGTGATGACAAGATCCTAGCGATCTCGAGCGCCGACGATTTTCTCCGCAAAAATGGAGATACAAGCTTGTGCCGAAAGACCCGATCATGGCTGAATCTACCACCCACACAGAAGCAGATTCAGATGCTCGCGGGGGCTTCCATGTTCAACATGAACCGCTACCGTGCGTCCTGTCTGCTGACTTGGCAGTTTAACGAGAACAAGATACGAACCAAAATCACAAGAGAGTAAACTATGAACAACGAACAGATCAACGCGGCCATCGCTAAAGCGTGTGGGTGGACTGACATTATTGAGCACCCAGAGTTTGGGTTGATGGGAGTTAATCCGGAAACGCACGGGTGCCGGACTGGAATTGAGTACTACTGCAACGACTTGAATGCGATGCACCAAGCGGAGGAAACTCTCCCGGATGGCGACTTGTGGACCATGAAGTACAATCTGCCGTTGCAGGGCGGGCTTGAGTTTAGGTCAACGGCCCGCCAACGCGCAGAAGCGTTTCTGCGCACGCTGGGACTTTGGGAGGAATAAATTATGAAATCCAAAACAGAAACACTGGCGTCTGCATTACGCATACTGGCCAACGACATCCAATCGCCTGACGACGTTCCGGCAACGTGCCTGCGTGAGGCGGCTGACAGTTTGGAATGGCTGACACGAGAACGCGACACAGAACAAAACCGCGCTGATAAGCATTACGAAAATTACTGCGAAATTCTAAAACGAATAGATCGAATTGCAAATCAACGTGACAAAGCTTGGGATGAGATAGAAAGGCTAAAGGCCGAACTGCACGACACGATTGAGTCGTACAAACTGAGCAACCTTCAGCCAAAGACAACTCGCCCTGAACCCTCGCGGCTGGAGATTGCTGCTTGGCTCAAAGCAGGTTGGTTTGCTAATCGTGATGCGGATTTTAACGCAGCAGATCACGGGTGGTGGGTTGAACAGGCAGACAAACTTATTGCAGCAGCAAGGGAGGAAATTAAATGAACGACGAACCAGAAGACCAAGACGACGAACCGCTGACTATCGAGCAGAAGTTGCGCATCGAGTTAGCGTGGCGAACCTTAGAACGGGATCGTGCACTGGCTGACGTTAGGGATTTACGCCGCAGAGTAAACGAACTTTCAAATGTTTAAGCCATCAAAGCAATACCACAACGAGGACATTGAGGCCGCTGTAAACAATGCACTTATCACAGCCAGATCGAAAGAAGATCGCCGCACTTATCTGGGGGCGTCCCGCTGGGGACATCATTGCGAACGTGCGCTCGGATATGAGTATCATGCTACCGAGCGGGATGACATGTCCAAGCCCCAGTTCGGCCCCGACCTGTACCGCGTATTCGACATGGGACACGACGGCGAGAGTCGCATGTCCCAGTATCTGCGAATGGCGGGGTTTGAGTTGCAGACAGAAAAGCCGGGCGGAGGTCAAATAGGCTTCTCCGTCTGCGACGGGAAGTTGGGAGGACACTGCGACGGTATTGTGCACAGTGGTCCCGGCATCACCAAGGTGCCGCTTGTCTGGGAGAACAAGGCTCTCAACAACAAGAGCTGGAACGACACTAAAGACAAGGGCGTTGCCAAAAGTAAACCACTGTATTACGTCCAGATGCAGACCTACATTGCATATCTTGGATTAGAAGGATATCTTTTCACCGCGATGAACAGGGATACTGGTGAGGTATTTGCCGAGCTGGGAGAGCCAGACATGAGGACGGCACAAGAAGCCAGCGACCGCGCTTTGCGCGTAGTGGAAAGCCAGCACCCAGAACAGTTACCCCGCTGTTCAACCGAGGAAACCGATTGGCGCTGTCGGTTCTGTGACTTCAAGAAGCGGTGCTGGGGGAAGTTGGGGGCGCCCGCGCCAGAACTGGGCGGAATCAAATTCACACTGGGAGTTAAACAGAGGGCATAATGATGACACAAAAAATAGAAAACTTGGCTTTCTTCGATGAGAGCCAGGTCAGGGAACACTTGTCTTTTATCTTCGGAAATTTAGACTTCCAGCCCGGAGCATACGTGTGTCTTCGAGGGATTGGGGAGAAGGGCACTTCTCAAGAAGGCACGTTCAGGGAGGAGTTCTTTTTTGAGCCGGCAGTGGAACAGAACTGGATGAATGCAGCGGTGGAGCACTGCCGCCGGTGGGGTCAGCATGCCGTGGCCTCGTTTATTGTGCCGTGTGTACTCAAGGCGCCAAAGGCGACATCGACGAACGTGTCAATGTTCACGACGGTCGTGGCCGATTTTGATGCCGGAAACACTGATGAGCGGATTGCGTGGGTTGCGGAACACATTGGTGTGCCGGATCTGGTGGTGGAGTCCGGTGGCACAACCGAGGCCGGTACACCAAAGCGCCATGTTTGGTGGAAGATTGAGCCGACCGCTGACATCGAGGGCGTCATCAATCTCCGGCATGAGATAGCCGAGAAAGCGGGTGGTGACCTCATGTTAGGCCGAGGCGTGAAGTCTAATCCGTTTGGGCGGTCGCATCAGCCGGTGCGAATAGCAGGCACAGTACACGGCAAGGGCGGTACGGCGAAGCCGTGCAAGTTTGAATGGAGTGGAGAGAACAATGGGGACAGGTGTCATGTTGTATTTGCAGATGTAGTGAGGAATGTGGACTCGGCGCCGTGGGCAGTTGCGGCCTCGGTGTCCTTAGGGGACGGAAATAACGTGATTCGGGGACTCTTTGGGGAAGACACAACAAACGCAGGCGAGGACTTCGAGCCCGTGAATCTGACGCGGGACGTTCATGCCAATGGCGAAACCGTGACCCGCTTCGGGGAGTTCAACCGAGTGGCCGGTCACTACATCCACTGTGTTCGGCGCGGAGACATGGATAAGGTGGAGGCTTTTGAGGCGTTGTCTGGTTGGGTTGTGGCTCATATGAAACCAGCGTGGCCAGAGGTCAGGATCCGGGCTGAGTGGGAGGCCTTGTGCCGTCAAGACGTGTCCTCAAAAGGTGCGTTTACAGAGAAAAAGTCGGGGACAGAGACTTTGCCGATAGGTGAGAATGGTCTGCTGGCGTGGAGCGCACACCGATGGATTACCGATCCAGTGCCGGTGCATGAGGAGCTGGTAGAGGGCTTGGTGCTGAAGGGTGAGCCGCATCTGTTTGTGGGTGAAGGTGGATCTGGGAAGACGTTCTTGGTTGCCGATCTGGCGCTGAAGGTGGCGGCATGGGAGAAAGGGCGGGACCATTACTGGTGCGGACAAAAGATTCGAGGTGGCGGCACTGCCGTTTTGATTCTGTGTGAGGACAGCCAGACTGAGATGCATATCCGCATCAAGCAGCTTGATCAAGGTGGGTTGATAGACCGCGCCGGTGACAGGCTGATTGTGCTGCCAATGACCAACATTGGGGGCGCCTTTCCGCTCACCGAGCGAGATTTTAAAACTGGTGGCACTGTGACCAGTGACAAGTGGAGGCGTATGTTGGATCTGATGAAGGCACTGCCGGAGCCGCCGGTGCTGGTTGCTATCGACACTCTTAACAGTGTATCTCACGGGGACGAGAACTCGAACGTGGTCATTGCCGAGATGATGCGAGAAGCACACAGGGTGTGTGGGGAGCTGGGGGCGGCTCTGCTCATCAACCACCATATCCGCAAGTCTAATGAGCCTTTAAGATCGCTCGAAGAATTACGCAGTGCGATCCGTGGGGCCAGCGCCATACCGTCGTACTTCCGAATCAACTTCGGGATGTTTCATGCCAGTGATTTTGAGCGGCGCATGAAGGCTATGGGTATGGTGCCGAAGCGGGGCGCCATGTGGAAGTTCGGGGTCGTAAAAGCGAATATCCATGGTCTGCTTCAGGGAGAAAGGACATTGCTAAGAAACGGCATTGGACTTCTCGAGGACATCACGATCAATGATGCGTATGCCGCCGTGAATGTGAATGAGCGTGTGGCGTGGATGGTATATGCCATACAGCAGGCGGCATCGGCTTTGCATCCGTATGCCGTAGGGGGCAAGAATGCCGCAAACGGCCTGTATAAGCGCAGGAACGAGTTGCCGCAGATACTTCGGGGAGTGGGTTGGCGGGAGTTTGGGAATTTAGTAGAGGACGCATTGGTGAAGGGATTGCTTGTGCCGTGTGCAGTACGAGGATCGAAATCGAAGACGTATTTGGATGTGCCAGGTGGGGTTTTGTCGCAGGACGAAGCCGGTGTGACCATCGCGTCTGGGTCGTATAATACCGCCCCAGAGTGGGACGATTACTACTTTGACGCGGACAGCGGAGAGGTCGTTTTAGTGGCCAAAAACAACGCATGGAAAGCGCAATTTTCGCCCGTCCCCGAGCCCATGGGTGGAAAGAGTGGTTCGGTAGTCGAAATTGAGCCCGAGGACACGCTTTAGGACACGAGGACACGATGTGCCAACAGAGTAAACGGCGTGTGCGTGTCCTCTGAGGACACGTTCGAGGACACGCAAAAATACGTTGAAATCACGTCGTGTCCTCAAACGTGTTTTTTGGGGGTGTTTGAGGACGGGGTTAAGTTATTGAAAATGCGAACTTTAAGTGATTTGAGGACACGGGGACTATATATAGGGAATAGGGATAAGTCCCCTAGTTCCCGTATCCTCATATATTCGGATACCCTTAACCGCTTACGCTAGGGTATCCGTATGAGGACCGTGAACGCTTCGCTTCACCTTATATTTTGCGGCGGTGCTCAAAGTTTGCAAAAAAGTGCGTATACATAAAAACAGCGTATGAGTGAAATGATCGTTAGAGTAGTCGTAGCCGGAGAGCCGCACAGTCAGCCGAGACCGAGGTTTGTGAGAGGCCGTGTAATCTCGAATATCAGCCCTGCGGTATCACGATGGCAGCGGGAGGTAGAAACGGCGTGTAGGGCGGCATTGTGTGCGATTGCGGGCAGGATAACGCAGGGCATGGCGCTGCGGGTGGATGTGACGTTCTTCTTCCCAACCAAGAAGTCTGACCGCTGGGGCAAGCCGCACACGATGAAGCCGGATCGCGACAACTGCGATAAGCTCATCTTGGATGAGGCCACCAAGGCAGGTTTGTTTGGAGGGGATGACTGCCGCGTGTCCGCTGGCATGATCCGAAAGTACTGGGTGAGCCCGCAGGGCCAAGGCGCGGTCATTGAGATCTACGAGGACACGTCCACCACGGACATCAATGGAGTCGAGCAGCGTGAGCTACCGTTTGAGAAGCCGGTTTGGCTTTAAAACCACAAAGCCCCCGGCGCTCCGTTCATTGTGTGCATCATGGGGTTGGTGTTGGTTAAAGGCTACACTCGCTTGAAGTTAAGCCAAATATCGCAGTTGTTACAGAGGCAGACGCTGTGCTTGTTTTCTAGCTTGATAACAATCCACAGCCCAGTATCCACAAGTTCGGTGATCTTGTAGGTGCATCCGGTGGCTTTGTTCTTCCACTTGCTGCCGATAGGGTGCTCTTCATCGTAGGACTTTGAGGTGCTCATTGGTTGTTTTTGGCTTACTTGGTTGCGTTTTTGTTTGTTACTGCTTGGTTTTGGGTCCCCTTTTTCCAAGTAAATTCACTTTTGAGAAATGGTCTAGCCAATTTTGGTTTTAGGAATTGGTTCAGGCTTGCCAAGGCTTCAGCGTTTTGTTCGTCTAGGCGCAAACTCAAGAATCTGGGTCCCCTTTTTCGGAGTAAATTGACTTTTGACAAATGGTTTCAGCGATTTTGGTTTTGGGGAATTAGCCTTCGGGAATGGGGCGTTTTTGGGGCGGTCTCTAGGGCGGTCTAGCCCGTTTTGTGGACATCACGCCTGCTTGGAAGTGGCGTTTGCTGGAATAGAAAGGCACCTTAAGGGTGGCTGTATATCGTGGGTAGATAGGCCATAGCGGATAAAGCATTGAGAGGCTTTTAAAGCGATTCTGGAAGCATTAGGGCAAAAAGAAAGGCGCCTCCTTTCGGAGGCGCCCTTGTTCGGCGAGTGCGTTTTATTTTGGTTTATTGGTCTAAATGATCAGATCTAATCAGGCGAAGCCTGTTTTTCTTCGCCCATTGTCGTGCTTCTTTAGCGGATTTGAACGAGTGGCAAGCGAGAGCCTGAATGATCCAGCTTTCACCTTTCCGGTACAGCTTGGCGTTCATTAGCGTTTTCCCTTCAGGTTGCGAAGCTCGGCGCGAAGTGTGCGCCAAAAGACGCAAGCGGTCGCAAAGATGGGCCCAAAGATGATGAGGAAAAAGATGATTAGGGTTTTCATTTTTAGTTTTTGGATTGAAGACAGTAGGTTCTGCCGATATCATTAAATCCCTCTGCCGCAATCTCTAGGCCGGTGTCGGGTAGATCGGAGATATGGTATTTCCTCCAGAGCGTAAGATGAATCGTAGGGGTGCTGTCCTCAGCGGAAAACTCACAAAGAACGGCGTTTTGGATAATTTGCGAATTAGGATCGAATGTTAGGAGCGATTCGAGGATGGATTGTAGTTTCATTTTATGTTTTTTGGTTGGGGGTGATTGGATTAGTGTAGTGTTTGTTATTTTTTTCATTTTTCTTTTTTTGTAAGTGTCAAAAAATGCTTTCCAGTTCATTTCATCTATAATTTGTTGAGTTTAGACGCTTTCCGTTTCCGACAGCGTCACTTCGATGTCATCGATCCAGTGCTCTGCTATTTCATGCCAATCTATGGCATTCTCTGCACCCGAGAGTAAGTCGGCCTGCAGACCATGGCCTAAAGTATCTTCTAGTTCGCGATAGCAGTCTTTAAGCTGGCTAGCTAATTCTTCAACTGCCATCATTTTGTTATCTGCGCTAATTTTTTCAACCGGACACTCATTCCACCACAACCCGACTAGCCAAGTCTCACGATTCTTCCACCCGTTGTATCTTGTGTCTTCTAAGCGTCTTGCGTTATCTTTCGCCGCTTGTTCACTCTCGGCAATATTCACAAGTCTCTGAAGCTCACTGAGTAAGATTGGTCGAATGCTTTCGGGGAGGTTGCAAGCTAGTGCAGTGTAAGATGCTTGGATTGCTTTGTTTATGTCAATTAATGGTATATACATGATGTTTGTTTTTGTGTTTGGAATATTATGTTTCTATTTTAGGGTTTAATCACTTACTAACAAAGGCCTTAAGGTGTTGCATGGTCAAAGTTCCAGACATGATTCCAAACTGGTCGGAGTAAATGCGGCGTAGCCATTTGCGAGCTTCTGGACATGGCAAGCCACGCCCTTGATTCACAATTTCATTAAAGCTCGGGGCGGTTGTGATGGAATTCCCTTGTGAACGGTTAAAGGCAGTGAGGTTCTTTTGTGTGATGGTGAAGCTCACTACTGCGGGTGAGCCAGTGAGTTGTGCTTCGAGATTTGATTTAAGTAGTGTGATTTTCATGTAGACTGTGTTTATGCTTATTTGTTTTTTGTAGTTTGCTGATTTTGTTTCGCTTAGGCTGAGCGAAAAAGTTTTTTGTACCAAGGCAAAGCGTTGAAAGCGCGGTCTGATTCTTGGTTGCGATTGATGCGTAAGGCGTTTGCTTCCTGACGGTTGACTCTTGCAATCGCTTCGGTAGCGGATTTGATAAGCATCGCTTTCATTGGATGTCCTTCAGACCAGCTAAGTGCTTTGTCCAAAATGTCTTGGTTATAGGCGCGCTCTTCGGCGAATGTCATATTGGAGAAGTTTTTTGTTTCCATGCGTTCTTAATAGTAGGCAGAACTGCGCAGAAGTTAAGTAAAATCTTACGCTTTTTTCGCGTACAGGGTGGAGCGGGTTGGATACGTGGGATTTACGCATGAAAGTTTTTTGGTGAAGATCGCCTGAAATAGGAGAAGATAGTCGGATGTTATCTGAGGCACTAAAGCAGAACATCTTTCAACCCGGTGAACGGCCTATCGGCAGAGCCAAGGGGACGCCCAATAAGATCACGCTTAGCGTACGCGAAGCAGTCGAACGCGCCTTTGAAAAGCTTGGGGGAGCATCGTATCTCGAACACGTTGGGCGCACGGATCCACGAACCTTTTGTGCTCTCCTTTCAAAGCTTCTACCCACTAAGTTGGCCAACGCCGACGGCTCGCCGTTGCTAGCCGCCCTAACGGAGTTGACTGATGCGCAGCTCGAGGCTCGTACTGCTAGGGCGCTGGCTGACGCGCAGCGGTCGGGGCTGATGGCGCCATCCGGTCCCATCATCGAAATGGAGGCGCAAAGTTCGACCGTTGATAATCAACCACTTAACCCATAACCCAATACAACAAGAGTTATATGGAGTGGCCGAACCGGATGGCATACCACAACCTGTGGTGTTAACGCGAAGCGTTAACCACAACCTGTAGTGGTCGACCCCGATCACCCCTAAGCCGCGCCGCTATAGAAGTGGAAGTCGAGGTCCCTCCACAGTCGCGCTGGGGGTGCCCCACACCCCAAGAGCCCCCATCACCCCAAAGGGGTACCCTCTCCTTTTTTCTGGACGGACCTCCGCCGGGACGGGTAGACCTACTAGCACATGAACCCAGACCCGGCATCACCCCAAGACCCACCAGAAGAAGTCACCGATATGGCGTACCTGCTTGTGACGAGCGCCGTGCGGCGCGGCATGGAGTACGAGGAATTCACCTTTGAGGTAGAGGACGGCCCTGACGACGGCGGGGAGTACAAGGTAGTAGTGATGAAAGTATGACCGATCCACTCGACGGCATAGACCAGCGACTGGAGCTGACGCTCCTGCTTGAGGAGACGTTGCGACGGAAGCGCGAGCGCAAGATCGCGTCGTACTTCCCTGACGAGGGCCCTTTAAGGCGCGAGCTGTACCCCAAGCACATTGCGTACTTTGCGGCCGGGAGAGTGTACCGCGAGCGGCTGATGATGGCAGCGAACCGTATCGGCAAGACCGAGAGTATCGGCGGCTACGAGATGGTGCTGCACATGACCGGCAGGTATCCTGAGTGGTGGGATGGCCGACGGTTTGACACGGCGATTAGCGCATGGGCGGCTGGGGACACGGGGAAGACGACGCGCGACATTTTGCAGATGAAGTTACTGGGACCACCCGGAGAGTTTGGGACGGGGCTGATCCCCAAGGCAGACTTGATTCGGACTACAGCCAAGGCCGGGGTGGCGGAAGCAATTGAGACCTTGAGTGTGCGGCATGTTTCTGGCGGGGAGAGCAGGCTCACCTTTAAGTCCTACGACCAACGGCGGGAAGCGTTCCAAGGCTCCGAGCAGGATGTGATTTGGCTGGATGAAGAGCCGCCGCTAGACGTGTACACGGAGTGTCTACTTCGTACGATGACCAACAACGGCATGACGATGCTGACGTTTACGCCACTGATGGGGATGAGCGAGACGGTTATGTCGTTCATGCCGAATGGCGACATTCGGGAGCAAGCGGCTGGCAGCAAGTACGTGGGGATGGCTACGTGGGACGATGTGCCGCATCTAACCAAGCAGCAGAAGGACGAGTTGTGGGCGTCGATCCCACCGTTCCAGCGGGATGCTCGTTCCAAGGGCGTCCCCCAGCTTGGGGCAGGGGCGATCTATCCGGTGCCGGAGAGCGAGCTTATCTGTGAGGAGTTCAACATTCCTGAGCACTGGCGGCGGTGTTATGGGATGGACGTGGGGTGGAACCGGACGGCGGTGGTGTGGGGGGCGACAAACCCGGATTCCAACGTGACCTACCTGTACTCGGAGTACTACCGTGGGCAAGCGGAGCCGATCATCCACTGTGAAGCGATCAAAGCCCGTGGCGAGATGCCGGGGGTAATCGATCCAGCCAGTCGCGGTCGAGCGCAGACCGACGGCCAGCAACTTCTAGGGATGTACCGTCGGCACGGTTTGGACATTGTGCCAGCTCAAAACTCGGTGGAATCTGGGCTTTACACAGTGTGGCAGGCAATGTCGGCAGGAAAGCTGCGGGTATTCCCAAGCCTGAAGAATTGGTTGAATGAGTTTCGGCTTTATCGGCGAGATGAGAAGGGCCGTGTTGTGAAAGATAACGATCATTTGATGGACGCGACACGGTATTTGATGGTAAGTGGTTTAGGTAGGGCTGCAATACCCGGCAAGTATTCCGGCAAAAAAAGCAGTATGCTTACGATGCCGATTATCAATTTCTTTAAACGATGAAAGACGACCTTTACGAAGTACACCAGCAAGCCCGAATTGAGTTTGATCAAGTTCAATCTGCTTTGTATCAGGAGCGGATGAACTGCATGCAGGACCGACGTTTTTGTTCTTTGAGCGGTGCGCAGTGGGAGGGCCCGCTTGGGAATCAGTTTGAAAACAAGCCGCGATTTGAGGTGAACAAGGTGCACATGGCTGTGCAGCGAATCATCAACGAGTACCGCAACAACCGGATCGGGGTAAACTTTGTGTCTCGTGAGGGGGAGGAAGAAGACAAGCTGGCAGAGACGTGTGCCGGTTTGTACAGAGCGGATGAGCAGTCCTCCGGGGCGGAAGAAGCTTATGACAACGCCTTTGAAGAAGCTGTGATGGGCGGTTTTGGCGCGTGGAGGCTCCGCACCGAGTACTCCAACGACGAAGACCCCGATGATGACAGGCAGCACGTCTGTATTGAGCCGATCTTTGACGCGGACACTAGCGTGTACTTTGATTTGGGCGCAAAGCGCCAGGACAAGGCAGACGCGAAGCGTTGCTTTGTGCTCACCAGCATGACGTACGCGGCTTACAAAGAAGAGTGGAACGACGACCCTTCTACGTGGCCTAAGACCATCACGCGCAGCCAGTTTGATTGGTATACGCCGAGCGTTGTGTACGTTTGCGAGTACTACAAGATCGAAGAAGTCACAGAGCAAGTCCGTACTTACCGCAGCATTGACGGCAAGGAAGAGAGCCTGCGGCCAGATGAGGTTGAGATGAAAGAAGAGGAGATGTTGGCGATTGGCTGGAAAGAAGTGCGTCGCAAGAAAGTGAAGACCAAGAAGGTTCACAAGTACATCATGTCGGGGGCCAAGATCCTTGAGGACTGCGGGTACATTGCTGGGAAGTGCATCCCAATCATCCCAGTGTACGGCAAGCGTTGGTTTGTGGACAATGTCGAGCGTTGCATGGGACATGTGCGGCTTGCTAAAGACGCACAGCGTCTTAAGAACATGCAGTTGTCCAAACTCGGTGAGATTGCGGCTCTTTCCGCGATGGAGAAGCCCATCCTCCTGCCTGAACAAGTCGCCGGTCATCAGCTCATGTGGGCTGAGGACAACCTCAAGAATTACCCGTACCTGTTGATTAATCCGATTACGGATGCCAACGGCAACCCCGCCCCCGGTGGGCCTGTGGCGTACACGAAGCCTCCGTCGATCCCGCCGTCCATGGCGGCCCTGCTCCAGATCACAGAGGCCGACATGCAGGAAATTCTCGGCTCCCCTCAGCAGGGAGACAAGATGGTGAGCCATCTGAGCGGTAAGACGGTTGAGTTAATCCAGCAACGGCTTGACATGCAGACCTTTGTGTACATGTCTAACATGAGTAAGGCCATCAAGCGGTGCGGGGAAGTGTGGCTTTCTATCGCACGCGACATCTTTGTTGAGCAGGGCCGTAAGATGAAGTCAGTGACTGGCAGCGGCAAGATGCAGCCGGTGGAACTAATGAAACCGATTGTCAACGACGAGGGCGAGATCGAGTACGAGAACGATCTGTCTGATGCGGATTACGACGTGGAGGTTCTTGTGGGACCCTCTAGCCAAACCAAGCGACAGGCTACGGTACGGGCGCTCACGGACATGATGACGCTCACCCAAGATCCTGAGATGACCCAGGTTCTGTCTTCGATGGCGATGCTGAACATGGAAGGCGAAGGTATCAGTGACGTGCGGGACTACTTCCGGCACAAGCTACTGAAGATGGGTGTACTCAAGCCTACTGAAGCGGAAGCCCAGCAACTCGCTCAGGAAGCCCAGAACGCCCAGCCTGACCCGCAGGCGCAATACTTGCAGGCAGCCTCTGAGCAGGCCATTGCACAGGCCGCTAAGGCACAGGCTGACAGTATTCTGTCTGTGGCCAAGGCCGAGGAGACGCGGGCGAAGACGACCGAGACACTTTCAAAAGTCAGCATGGCAGATCAAGAACGGATCTTCGCGCTGGCTGACCGGCTTACCCAGCCGGCACCCCAGATGCAATAAGACTTGCATTTGGGACACGAATCCCACATGAATACAAACGAACCGGCAGAAGATACCATAGCAACAGCGGAAACTGAAGAACTCCTAAACCAGCCAGAGGCCGCGCAAGCGGAGCCTGAGCAGCAAACGGAGGAAGCAGCGGAAGAAGTTGTGATCAGTATCAAAGGAGAATCGCCACCTCCCGAAGAGGAAGAGAAGCAAGCACCCGAATGGGTGAAGAACTTGAGGAAAAGCTACCGAGAGTTACAACGCGAGAAGCGTGAACTCGAGGAAAAGCTCAAGATGGTAATGCCGGCAGCAGAGAATAATCCTGTTGTTCTCGGTAAAAAACCAACACTTGAAGCGTGCGATTACGATTCAGACAAGTTTGAGAACGAACTTGCTGGCTGGTTCGAGCGCAAGCGTCAAGCCGATGAGGCTGAAGCCAAGCAAAGATCCAAACAGCAAGCCGAGCAGGAGACTTGGCAGAAGAAGTTGGAAGGCTACAACCAGTCTAAGACTGGGTTGAAAGTATCTGATTTCCAAGATGCCGAGGAAGCTGTACTCGAAAGTCTGAGCGTAACACAGCAAGGCATTATTCTTCAAGGCGCCCAGAATCCCGCCGTAATGGTCTATGCCCTAGGCAAAAACCCAAAGAAGGCCAAGGAACTGGCAGAGATCACTGACCCGGTTCAGTTCGCGTTCGCAGTAGCGAAACTCGAAACTCAACTGAGTGTGACTCGCAAACAACTCCCGCCTCCCGAAAAACGAATTGTAAGCAATAGTGGATCCGGTTCTTCCAGCGTTCAGTTGGAACGGTTGCGTGATGAAGCCGCACGTACCGGGGATTACACTAAAGTTATGGCCTTCAAAAAGCAGTTAAAATCTTAATCTTAATAATATATGCCCGCACCCGCACCAGCCGGAATCAGCTATAACAGCTTTTCTAAGGAAGAGCGCGTAGCGTTTGAAAACCTCCTTGAGGGGTTCCAGGACGCACTTGTCATGTCCCGCAACGTCTCGATCTACAATACGGATCAGACGATGATGGAGCGCACCAACAACACGATCTGGAGGCCACAGCCTTATATCAGCCGCTCTTTCGCGGGCACTGATATGACCTCGAACTTCTCGGATTACACGCAGCTTGCTGTTCCGTCTCAGATCGGTTTTAACCGTTCTGTGCCTTGGATCATGACGGCTACTGAACTTCGTGACGCTCTCCAAGAGCAGCGCCTCGGCAATGCAGCCAAACAGAAGCTCGCTTCTGACATCAACGTGCAGACGTTGAACGTGGCTTCTTCCTTGGGCTCGCTTGTTGTCAAGCGTACCACGGCGGCTACCGGCTACGATGACGTTGCTCAGTGCGAGGCCATCTTTAACGAACAGGGTGTGCAGTTTGAAGACCGTTACTTGGCTCTCTCCACCCGTGATTACAACGGGATGGCAAGCAATCTGGCTTCCCGTCAGACGTTGGCCGGCAAAGCCTTGACTGGTTACGAAAAATCGCGCGTGGGTGAAGTTGCTAGCTTCGACACCTACAAGTTGGATTACGCCAACCGTATCGGTGCTGCTTCCGGTGGTGCCATTACGATTGATACTCGTGACTCGGCTGTTAACTACTGGGTGCCTAAAGCCGTTACGACCTCGCCTACTACAAGCGAGCGTCTTAACGTTGATAACCGCTTCCAGACCATTACTGTGTCTCAGACGACCTACGTGCAGCCCGGTGATGCGTTCACCATCGCTGCTGTTGAAGCTGTGCATCACATCACCAAGCAGAGCACGGGTCAGCTCAAGACCTTCCGCGTTGTTGCGGTGGTTGACGGCACGCACCTCCAGATCACTCCTCCGATCATCTCCAACCAAGTTGACGCTTCCGCTTCGGCTGAGTATCAGAACTGCGTTGTCAACACGAAGGCGGCCAACAGCGCAATCGTTTGGCTCAACACAGCCGCTGGATTCATCAACTGTTTCTGGCAGAAAGATGCGATTGAGATCCTGCCCGGTCGCTACGCAGTGCCTTCGGACGCTGGCGTCAATGTCATCCGCGCTTCTACCGACCAAGGCATCGAACTGGTCATGCAGAAGTTCTACGACATCAACACGATGAAGATCAAGTATCGTCTCGATACCCTCTTCGGTGTTGTGAACAAGCAGCCTGAAATGAGCGGGATCATCCTGTTCGGTCAGTCTGCCTAAACTTAGGCTTCACTGGGGGAGAGCGGTTGACTCCGCTCTCCCCTTTGTGTATTAAGTCCTTATGCCACTAAAAAAGGGATACTCACCAAAGACGATTTCCAAAAACATCTCGACAGAGATGCATGCCGGAAAGCCTCAGAAGCAAGCAATTGCAATTGCTCTAAGCACAGCACGCAAGGTCAAAGCTGAAGCTAAAAAGCCAAAGAAATGAGTGAATTTCCTTGTTTCGTTTACAAAGGCAAAGGCAAGCATCAAGGCAATGGCGGGACTTTTGATCTTTTGGTGGTTCAGAATGCTGAAGAGTTGTCCCAAAAACTTTCGGAAGGCTGGTTTTTAAATCATGGAGAAGCCATTGAGGCATCAAAGTCAAAGTCATTTGCGGAAACACTCGTTTCCAAGCCCGTGGAGCCTGTTTCTGAGCCTGTGTTGGACGATTCTGCTCCTCCTACACGAAAAGAACTCGAAACCAAGGCTACTGAGCTTGGAATTAAGTTTGATGGTCGCTATTCTGACAAAAGACTTTCGCAACTAATTGAAGAAGCACTGAAATAACATGGGCTGGACCAAAAAACAGATTCTGGAGCAGGCTTTTGAGGAGATTGGGATTGCGTCGTACATTTTCGACCTAACTCCTGATCAACTTATGAGTGCCGTGCGCCGTATGGATCTGATGGTCAGCTCTTGGTATGCCAAGAACATCAAGATTGGGTATCCGCTGCCTGTGACACCCAATAACAGCCACATGGAGGAGCAGATTGACACTCCCTTGCAGGCAAATGAGGCTCTTGTGCTCAATCTAGCGGTTCGGTTGGCGCCTTCTTACGGCAAAGTTGTTGCTCCTGAGACAAAAGCTTTAGCAAAACAGTTGTATGACCAGCTTCTCGTACAGGCCGCGATGCCGTTTGAGATGCAATACCCAAGAACGCTACCACTTGGTGCTGGATACAAGCGCACAGAGCGTGTATTTGTAGATATTCCCAACGAAAATCCGATCCAGTTGTTGCCAAACGACCAGGGTCAATTCAGAAACTCTCCTTAGTATGGCTATTGAACGCTTTTCACTGCTGGATCAGCTTACCGCATCGACTTACTTTGCGGTGAATGTCAACGCTCAAGATTACCGTACAAGTGTTGGGACTCTGGTGGATTACATCAATAATGCTAATCCTGAGTTTGGTGGCGGAACGGTAAATCCCTATAAAACGCTGCAGTATTTTGCTCCATCATCCACCGGATGGTCTGTTCCGATTGAATCTGAAAGCAACAGCGTCTGGTTGATTATTACGCCTACAGCAGGCTTTGCCACCGGCACAATCACGCTGCCTCCGGTGTTTAATGTGCTTGAAGGCCAAGAAGTGCTTGTAAATTGCACTCAATCGGTAGGAACATTGACAATCAACGGCAACGGCGGCAATGTGATTGGGGCGCCTAGCTCGCTTGCTGCCAACGGATTTTTTACTCTTAAATTTGAACCGATTCTCAAGAACTGGTATCGGGTCGCCTAGCAACTACGTTTATGCAAATCCCTTTTCAACCAGCTTACAACGGCGGAGTCACAGTAGCGCCTGGAGCTTCCAGTGCATTTACTAATTTTGGCCCGAATACGTCCGAGTCTGTAGTGCTTACAAACCTTGGAACAACCACGGTGTATGTGCGTGTGGGATCTTCGGCTGATACAATAACAGCCAGCACCAAAGACTACCCTGTTGTGGCCGGTTCTCAGGTTTCTCTTGGGAAGACGCTCGACGACAACGTCGTGGCTTATATCTCTCCGGGTGGGACCGGATCTCTGCATATCATCTTGGGACGCGGACTCTAAATGATACGGTTCTATTCCAGACGCAGATCGAAGGTTCCAGCCACTGCGGGCGGCGTAACGCCTCCACCAGTGACGAACTCGTATCATCGTCCAGATGGAATTGCATTTTACAACCGGCCCGACGGAACTTCATTTTACATCAGACCCTAACGCGATATGGCTAATCTAACGGTATCAACGGATATTGATTCTTTCATGCAGTCAGCTAATAAAGCGGCTGCAAGAACATCACTTGGGACGCCAGCATCTTCGACCACCATATCGGCAGGCACTGGCTTGACTGGTGGTGGTGATCTCAGTGCAAATCGAACACTGAGCGTTGATTTTTCAGTAGTTGCAAGTACCGCTTCGATTGCGGCAATTACTCCCGCTAGTATTGGGGCTGTTGCAACAAGCGACGTAATCTCCCTTGGCAAAGGAGGCACAGGAGCAACATCAGCGCCAGCCGCATTGACAGCATTAGGGGCGCAGCCAGCACTAACCACGGCAGCGCCTTTGGCGTTTTCACTTGGAGGAACTGGCGCAATTACTCAACAGGCGGCTTTGAACGCCATTGCAGGAGCGGTAACGGTCAATCAAGTCCTTAAAGGAAATGGCACTAATGTAACGCTTGCCGCGTTAACATCTGCTGATATTCCTACGCTTAACCAGAACACAACTGGAACAGCAGCAAATGTTACTGGAGTAGTGGCTATTGCCAATGGCGGCACAAATGCTACAGCGCAGCAGGCTGCATTGAACAACATTTCCGGCACTCAGACAACAGGCTATCACTTTCGCTCTGATGGCACAAATGTGACTCTTCAGCCGATGAGTGTAGCTGATGTCACGGCAGGAACGCTAGGGGTTGTTTATGGTGGAACAGGAGGAACTAATGGTGACGATGCAATAAATAACCTTGGGTTTCCTGCTCAAATTCGACCAGTAGTTTCAAACGTAAATCTTGGAACTGGCACAACTGCAAGTTACGTTTATACAGCAACCACGGCAGTTCCATCATTTGTTGCTCATTCGATTTTAACTGCTGGAGACAATATTCTTTGCAGTGGCGCAACTAATACGATGAATCTTGGGCCGTGGGTTGTTACAGCAACTGGCTATCAAGCCGTATTTGTTGGAACACTTGCAGCAAGCAGCACTGTTTTAACTATTAATTCTGTAACATCTGGAACAGTTGCAGTTGGACAAACTATTGTAATTCCAAATTCCACAAACACAATTACCATTGCATCATTTGGAACATTCACTGTGCTTGCCGGAACTGGAACAGTTAATTTATCTGCATCAATAACACAGACGCAAAGCAATGTAACTATGGCAAGTGGAACTGGAATTGCACCAGTTTATACGCGCCCAGCTTGGTTTAGAGGCACCTTATTGGCGTCCGCATATTATTTTCAAACAACAAAAAGCAGCAGTGCAGCTAATGGACAAGGAAATGTCTATTCAATTTATCCAACCTCGCCCTCTGAATCTCTTCCATCTGTAACTGCAAATGCTTCTGGAGGAACATCTTGGTCAAATGTTCTTATTGCACAGAGGGCTGCAAATGCGACCACTGGTTCCAACTCATTTTCTGGAAGGCAAACTCTTTGGGCTGGGTCTGCTGGCGGGAACATCCCGCTTTCTTTTTCGGCAGGCGCAATAGCAACAACGCCAGTAGCGCATTGCGTAGAATGGGATGGCACTTCGATGTACCTGACAACTAGTGCAGGTGCACGCACTACAAACGTGGCAAACACTGTTGTTCCGGCAACCGCAACTTCCGCTGGTGCTATTGGCCAGATTGCTGTGGATAACGCGGGCAGTTGGCTATATGTGTGCACTGCTACAAATGTCTGGAAGCGAGTGCTTTTGACTACATTCTAATTTCCCTCAGAAAAGTAAACACCCAAACTCAGTAAAAAGTAAAATATGGCCAATCAATTCCTGCTTAAATACAGCGCCACATCTGGCGTTGTCCCTACGTCCGCCGAGTTGCCCTTGCGGCAAATCGCGCTTAACACTGCTGATGGTAAGTTGTTCATCAAAAAGAATGATGGAACAATCCTTACCTTTGAGAGTGCTGGCGCGTTTGCTCGTGCGGTACACTCCCACGTTATCTCTGACGTTACTGGTCTCCAAGACGCTCTTGATACGCTAACAAGCGCAGCCTCTGCGGCTCAGGCCGGAGCAGATGCTTCGCTTAAAAGCGCCTCAAACCTGAGTGATCTTGCCAATGTGTCTTCGGCTCGCAGCAACCTGTCTGTTGACAGCTCCGCTGAAGTTGACGGCAAAATCAGCACCTCCAAAAGCGCCTCTGACGCTTACACGGATGCCGCAATCGCTGCCCTGATCAATGGGAGTCCTGCAACGCTCGATACGCTGAAAGAAATTGCTGACGCTCTCGCCAATGGTGAGGACGTTGCTACCGCTTTAGCTTCCAGCATCGCTGGAGTTTCTTCCCGCGTTACCACGCTGGAAAACCAGAACCTCGACAGCCGCATCACGACTGCTCAGTCCGCTGCTGACGCAGCCCAGAGCACCGCTGATAGTGCTGTTACTGCCGCTGCTGCTGCTCAGGGCACTGCCGATCAGGCCGTACTTGACGCTGCTGCTGCTCAGTCTGCTGCCAATAACGCTCAGTCCACTGCGGACTCTGCTGTGTCTGCCGCTGCAACTGCACAGTCTGGTGCTGATGCGTCCGTCAAGAAGTCCGCTAACCTTAGCGACCTCGCTGATGCCGCAACATCCCGGACGAACCTTGGTGTAGATTCTTCTGCTGAAGTTGACTCCAAAGTCAGCTCCGCTGTTAGTTCTGCTCAGAGCACGCTTCAGGGCGAAATCGACGGTGTAGACGCTCGCGTTTCCACGCTTGAAGGACAGAATCTTGATTCTCGTCTTTCCAGCGCAGAAAGCTCGATTGCTGGCTTGGGCACGATGTCTGTACAGAATGCAGACAACGTAAACATCACGGGTGGCAGCATTGGCGCAGGTTCGGTTCCTACCGATTCGGGTGTGATTCTCACTGAGAACAGCACTTTGGACGGAGGCACGTTCTCGGGTTTTTAACCGGGGATACGAACCCCGTTAAATTCGTAAATCGCGACGATAACCGGTTTGTCAATTTAGAAAACTGGGCTCCGAACGATGTGAGCGTCCACGCCAGTCGCCTGCCTAACAGCAGCGACGCGGTGATTCTCACGGCGGATTGCACGGTGGATATGGATGTTTGGGTACAACCCGCGTCCATAGACATCGGGTCGTATTCGCTGACCTTAACTTCCATTGCAGGTGCTAATCTCACCTGCCCCGTGACTGGAACGGGAACCATCACGCTTAACGGCGTGCTGTTCAATCAGTAAAACAACCTGGCGCTGGAGCCAAAGAAAACTCCAGCGCCCCACCCTTTTTTTTCAAATGAATCCTTCTGCTTCACTCACTGCTTCTTCTGTTATTTTCAACACGGGCTCCGAAAATTTTGGAGTCATCACCGCAGCAAATGTCACTTTCAACGACGCGGCAAATAGTGGATCTGTGATCGGCGATGCCGTATTTAATGGCAGCGCAATCAATCGCGTCGCCGGTTTGGTTTCAGGCAACGCTATATTTGCAGCCACCGCAACAAACCTCGGCACGGTGCAGGGCACTGTCACTATTGACGATTCCGCGTATGCTGCATGGCTTACTGCTAATGCAGGCGTCACCCAGTACACTGGCGCGGGCCCGCACAACGGCCAGTGGGCATATAACTCGACTGAGTACGCTTCTCAGGCTGACGCGCAGGCGGCATACGACGCGGCAAACGGAGGTGGCGGCGGCGGTGACACGCTTTGGACAGGTCAAGCCGGTGATGGATCTGGAACTCAATGCGATGTCTATACGGCTGAAAGCATTCTTGCCGTAGGAAGTCGCGTGACTGCATTTATTTACGCAGGAACGCTGTATACGTATGGAGTAAATTATTTTTCAGGTGGTGGGTTTATCAGCAACAGCGACAACAACATTTACACATGGGGCAGCAACGGGGTGATTAGTGGGGTTCAGAACCGTTAATTTAGACAGCACAACAACCCAGCCGTCTACCCGACGGCGGAAGTTGTCACACTTTGAATTTATCTAAACAATAAACAATTTAAACCTCGCGGAGGTCCAATCCCTGTGCGAGGTTTTTTTGATTTATGGCTACAATACTACTAAACAGTAAAGTGAACGAGGGCCAAGCCCCTAACCCATCTGATGTCAACGTGAGAGAACTATCAATTGATCCTTCTACGGGTTCGCTCTGGACCAAACTAAAAACCGGCATCATTCGAAAGGTGCTGGCAATGGCAGCGCCTCACGCTGACACTCACGCAACAGGCCAAGCTGACGCAATTACCCCGGCATCTATTGGGGCAGCCATTGCAGACCATCAGCACACTCCTCTTGATCTAATCGGGCTTGATTTTGCTGCCTCTACACACTCGCATCCAATTGGTCAAGTTACCGGCCTTTCGGCCCAGCTTGATGCATTGGCTCAAAGAATTTCGGCTCTTGAACAACAAGTTCATCCGCAATAATGCAGATCCCCATCCTTAACGGCATTTACACCAATGGAATCGGTGACTTCCGTGTGGAGTACCCGCGCAACATGGTGCCGATTATCCAAGAGCAAGGTATCTCTGATGGGTACTTCCGCCCTGGGGATGGGCTTGTAGCTCTCGGGGCGGGCCCCGGCATAGATCGAGGTGCGATTAGCTGGAACGGCCTGCTTTACCGCGTCATGGGCACCAAATTGGTGTCGATCTCGAGCACTAACGTCGTTACCGTCATTGGAGACGTAGGCGGCACGGGACAAGTCACGTTTGACTACTCGTTTGATTATCTGGCAGTGGCTTCCAGCGGAAAGTTGTTTCTGTACAAGCCAAGTGCCGGTCTTCAACAGGTTACTGATGTTGATCTTGGAACAGTGATTGATTTTGTGTGGGTAGACGGGTACTTTATGACCACTGACGGCACCTATTTGGTGGTGACCGATCTTGATAATCCGTTTGCGGTAAACCCACTAAAATACGGTTCTTCTGAAGCAGACCCTGATCCAATCGTGGCTCTCATGAAGGTCAAGAACGAGGTCTACGCTCTTAACCGCAACACGATTGAGGTTTTCAATAACGTGGGTGGCAGTTTGTTTCCGTTTCAGCGCGTTGAAGGCGCCCAGATCCAGCGTGGAGTCGTGGGCACTAATTCCTGCTGTTTGTTCATGGATACCATCGCTTTCTTGGGCGGTGGCAGAAACGAATCCGTGGCAGTCTGGATGATTAATGGTGGAATAGCTGCAAAGGTTTCAAGCAGGGAAGTGGACCAGATTCTTGCTGAGTACACTGAAGAGCAGCTTTCTCAAGTGCATCTGGAGTCTCGTGTGGATAAAGATTTTCGGCACATGTACATCCACTTGCCGGATCAGACGCTTGCGTTTGACGGGGCAGGTTCAGCCAAGGCTGGCACCCCAGTCTGGTACACAATGACAACCAGTGTGGTGGGGAAAGCTCAGTACCGGGCACGCAACTTTATCTGGATTTACAACAAGTGGATTGTAGGAGACACAAAAAGTGTCAATTTTGGAAATGCCACCGACACGCTTTCCTCTCATTGGGGCGAAGTTGTTGGTTGGGATTTTGAGACGATGATTCTGTACAATGAAAGCCATGGCTTGATTTTCCACGAGCTGGAGCTGGTTTCCGTGACTGGGAACGCCACTTTTGGCGCCGATCCCAGTATCTGGACATCGTACACCACCGACGGCGTAACTTGGAGCCAAGAACGTGTTTGCAAGGCCGGTAAGACAGGGCAGCGAGGCAAACGTCTGTCCTGGCTTCAGCAGGGACGTATGCGCCAGTGGAGATCTCAACGCTTTCGCGGAACCAGTGACGCGCAGCTTGCTGTGGCGCGACTTGAAGTTCGCGTAGAACCGCTTGCCGTTTAGTATGGATGGCCCAAACAGACTCCTGCGCTCTGAGCTTGCCAAGTTCCTGCCGTCGCAGCGAGCGATCCGAGCTTTTGAGCAGCTTTTTGATGTTGTTCCGTCTCAGGTCAACCAAAACACTACCTTGGTTGAAGAAGCCTCTATAAACGCACAGAATGCCGATTCTAGGGCACAGCAAGCGGTGTCCGCTATAGCCAGACTAGCTGATGCAGTGGAATTGCTGGCTTTGGCGCCTCCAGATTCAAGTGTGGCTCAAAGTTTTGATATTGCTCCGCCAACAGTTCCGGTCGCTACTCAGCTTGATGTGACGCCTCCGGTTATCAACGAGGTTCGGCGCAAGCGGTACGGAGCATTCCACAGCACGGTCACTCAGACGGCGGCAGTCATTAACACGGCGTATGGAATGACGCTGAACGCGACCGACATTTCGTTTGGTGTGTACACCGGAACACCTACAAGCCGCATCTACATCGATACGGAAGGCTACTACAACTTTCAGTTCTCGGCACAGCTTGAAAAAAATACTGGTGGGGTTGGAGCTGTTTACATCTGGTGCCGTGTGAACGGAGTTGACATCCCTTACTCTGCTACTAAGATTCGTATCCAAGGCAACAACGCAGAGACGGTTGCCGCGTGGAACTTTGTGCTGCCTATCAACGCCGGAGATTACTTTGAGTTGATGTGGAGCACGGATGACACGCATTGCCAGAT